ATTCACGATTTCGTTTCCCGAAAAACGACAACGCCCCCTTTCGGGGGCGCGTCGCGGCGAATGGGGTTCAGTAGACATCGACGATCATCGGGCGCCCGAGCCGACACTTGTGGGCGGGAATCTCGTAGTAGCGGTCGTTCTCCAGCCGGAACAGCCAGTCCATTCCCAGCGTCTGATCGAACCCACATCCGCACGGGCTCTGGTATTCGGGGCGAAGCCAGTAGTTCAGGTTCTCCAGGCAATCCTCGAACTGTTCGGTGGTGAGTTCCATTCGTCTCTGCCTTTCTGGGCCTGTGGCCCGTGTGTCTAAGACAGTACCTCCATCGTCTAAGACAGTCAAGCGACAACAGAGAAAAACGACAACGCACCCGTTTTGGGGTGCGCTGTCGCGGCGAATGGAATCAGCCTGTACGCACGGTCCGTAGGCCGTGGATTTGCCGACAACCCTATCGGCGGCGCGCGAGCGTGAGGGAACTCCCAGCCGTGGCCGGGCCGCGCGCCTAGATCATATCCGCAATGGAGTAGAGAATCCCGCTCTTCCCCTGTTTCTCTTCCAGCCGGACGAGAACGGTTTGACCGATGCTCGCTTCAGCGCGCCTGGCGTTCGTCTCGCTGAATGTGGTCGCGCGGATCGTGTTTCCGAATGGGTCCGCAAGTTCGATGGAGAACCATTTACGCCCGTCTTTCTCGCGCGGCTGGACCGACACGATGCGGACAGGCTCGTACCCGTCTGGAATAGGCGTCTGGGGAATCTCAGCGCCCTTCGGCGCTGGGCGCGGCTTCGCGCCCTTCGAGCTCTTCGCGGGCTTCGCTGGCTCCCTCATAGGTGCTACGACATCCTCCGCGTCCTGATCACCGTCGCCCACGATGTTCAGCGCGGCACAGAGCGCGTAGCGACGGAGGTAGGTGATAACCCCTCCCGCGTGTTGGATGTTCGAGGGGCGCGGGAACGAACATTCCGACGGGGAAATCTCCCCGCTCCGGTGGACGATCACCGTCCGTACCCCGATTTCGTCTCCGTTCGTGAATACCTGTTGAGACACGGCGAGCCCGTGCCGCGCGAGTACCGGGCGAACCGTCTCCGTGACGCTCTGGAGCGTCGCGTATCGCTGGTTGAAATGGTTGTTGGCGCGGTCGCAAGGCGGGTTAGCGAGTTCCGCGCTTGCGGCTACGAGCGCCTCCGCGAGCCCTTTCTGGTTCAGAGCATCCATCCATATCTCCCGTGAATAGAGGTGCGAGCGTTAGAGCGAGTCCGAACGCGATGAGAAATCCGATTCCGAACGCTGGGTACATTGTTCCTCCGTGGAGTCGATCAGAGCGGCCAGCATGAGCATCGCACGATGGACCGCTTCGGCGCCGCTGATACCGAGTGTCGACTTCACCCGTTCGGTGAGTTCGTGCGTCTCGCGCCAGACTCCGATTCCGTATTTCCTGTTGGGCATGGCGGCATCTTAGCATCGGCTAAGACGCGGAGCCTACTTCAACGGAAATCGCGCGTTCATTTCGGACCGCCGCTGGGCGCACCCGCACCCAGCCGGGCGGATCACGCGGAGCGCCCGCTGGATGCCCGTTACCCGCGTCACCGTCTCCACGATGTCACCGAGCCCGCGCGCCTTGCCCTCGTAGTGGGGACAGACGGCGCATACGCCGGGGCTGGGGATGAACCCGTACGCGTCGGCGCGCGGCTCTCCACAGGTATCGCGTAGGTGCTTGCATCTCATGTAAGCGTCACCGTCCCTACATTCCAGTTCAAGTAGTAGCCGTCACTCATCAACTGGCCCTGTTGCGCTTGTACCGTGACACTTTCAAATGTGGACGGGTTGTAGTATGAAAAGAGTGCTTTCCAGAATGGGATTTCTCCGGGCGGCGCGCACAGCGTGGCAGGGTCGTACAGTTTCTTATAAAAAAGGGCGAAAGTTCCGACTACTCCGCTCCATCCGGGAGCGCAGTAGGGAGGCGCGATGATCGGGCTCGTACCGATTCCCTGAACGCTGAATATCCAGTTGCACGGCTCGTCGGAAATCCGTTCGGGCTTACTCAGGTTGAACTGCAGCGCCGCCGAGTCAATGGTTGCCGTTGATGTCGAACTATTGCAGAATGAATAAGTGTATCTGGTTACGCTCTGAGGGGTATACGGGGTGAATCCACGCGCTCTGCATAGCGGGTTCGGCGGAGACGGCAAAATACCGAGAAAGACTGGATTTCCGTAGGCGCGGGAATGTTGCGAGTACAGGCTGAATGACTGCGTCTGTATCCCACAGTTCACGATCGGACATTGCAGGTTCGGAGTCAGCGTGATATCGCCACTCCACTTCGCCGCGTAAACCAAATTCTGGCATTCGCACGGAGCGCAGGTCGGACCCTGCGTTGCGCCGCAACAGCAACGCCGATGGCTACTCATCTACGAACGACGGCGGTACGAGATACCACCCCTCCGGTACGGCGACGCTGTTGGCGCTCAGTTCCCAGCGCCCTTCGATACGGTGGTACACGCGGAACCGTTCCGACGGTCCCACGCGCATCGGGCTCCCCTCAGGAACCCATACCGTCCTGTTTCCGCATCCATTCAGAGATGCGACGCCCAGCGCGAGACAGGCTAGCCGGGTCGCGGTCGGCGTCCACGCCGTACGAAACGCCGTTCCGCCTGAGGTAGTCGAGGATCGCGATGGCGAGACGCGCGAGGAAATCATTCACCAGCCGCCTCCGTCGGCTTCGCGTCGGCGGCTTTGATGAGGCCAATTCCCGCCATGATCGCGGCGAGCGCCGTGCCGAAATCGACGCTGGTGGACGCGTCGCCGTCGAACCACGCGATGAGCGCGTTCGCGACCGCCGCGAGGATCGTCGCGACTCCGAGTACCGTGGTATTGCGGTTAGCGTTCATTCATCCGCCTTTCCAGCGCGCTTATGCGCCGTTCGTATGCGCCCAACTGGGCGCGGAGTTCGGTGATCATTACCTCTACGCGAGTGAGTTTCGCGACGAGTACGAATGTCGTGACAACGACGGCGCCGACGATGGAGATGATGGCGGCAATGTCGCTAATCACGAATAGGTTGCGTTCGGTTCCACCCGGACGCCTCCGCTACGGAGCCTGTAGGTCACGCCGCCCAAGCGCGCTTCGAGGTCGTAGACGCCGTGCCACGGCATCGCAACCGACGAGAACGCCGACGCGGGAATCGTGATCGTGATATCCGTATGGTTTCCCGCGACCAACTTCGCGATTCCCGACGCCTCCGTAAGCGTGACGGTCGGGCTGGTCGAGGTGAACGAACGGCGGATATGCATCTCCAACTGGTATTCGCTCAGGTCGAGGTTGCTATGGGTCGCGAACTCGTAGGTCGCGCCCTGTTCCAGATAGAGGTTCAGTTGTACGGGGTCGGCCTCTGCCATTATGCAAGCCTCCAGAATGTCGCGGGGGGGTTTCCTGTGTCGGCGGTGAGGCTGGTCGGTTCCGGCGAACCGAGCGCGAATGTCTGGGAGTTGTAGTACGCGCCCACGGTCGCGGTGGAACCGACGGTGATTTCGAGGAACCCGAGCGCCGTCTTCGGGAGCGCGTGGAAACGGATCACGCCGTCCGCGTGTACGCCGATCCAGTACTGGAAACCGCGTACGAATGTGAACGACACGCTATCCGTCTTCGCTCCCGTCGTTCCGCAGGAGATGTCGCCCGTGGTCGCGAGCGCACCCGTTACGGGCATACCGTCCGCGTCGGAACCGTGGACGGTCACGCGCGCCTGATTTCCCGTAGTTGTGGTCGCGACATAGAGCGCGACCTGATCGACGGTGAATGTGTAGAGCGGGACGAACGGATACCAGTAGCAGCGGTTGTCCACCGTATTGAGCGAGGTAAGCGTGTCCGCTACATGGATCGGGAGACAGTACGAGCCGGACGCCGGACGGATCGACGGGAGCGTGGGCTTCGCGATGGCGCGGACCGTGCCGCCGTTGTCCTTCGCGAAGAGTTCGATATCCGCCGTGTTTATCGCGAGTTCGCCGGATACGAGTTCCGACGGATGCGGGACCGTGCCGCTCGTCGCGGCGCGCTTGTGCTGGATCGTGCTCATGTCTCCGCAACTCCATCGTAGGAGCCGCCGTCAACCGTGTAGTCGAGTTGGCCGGGGCATACGCCATCGACGGCTTGCGTGTTGACGATCACCCACGCGCTACCGCCGTCCTTCAACTGGATAGGGAACGCGGCGACGATGGTATCGTCGGGTATTCGCTGGGCTCCGAATCCCACGGGGAGATTCGATTTCTCCACGCCGTACGAGTAGTGGCTTAGCGCGTTGCTCATCTCGCTAAGGGACAGCCCTAGCGCCACGGGTAGGTTCTGGGAATCGACGGGAACCCATGAGTTCGCCGCGTTTCGCGGCACGGACTCGCGCATCGTGTAAAGGTATCGCTCGTCCTGCCCGCTGATCGCCGTCGCGCCCGTGATACGGAACAGCGTGAGTCCGCGTCCCATGAGCCCGAACTGTGGAACAGCCGTAGCCGCGCGCGCGGTGTCCGTCTGGAATCGGCGCTGATCGTAGAGCCAACTCATGGCGTCGGCTCGTACCACCACCAGCCGTCAAGCGTCCGGTTCTGGATCGTCGCATCCGTCCCCCCGGCGCCGTCGGTGAATATGTTGGAGTTGAACGCCGTGGATGGAAGCGTCACGCGGCGCCACTTGACATCGCCCGCTTCCCATTGCGAATTCTGGACGGGCAGTCCCGACTCGCTCGTATCCGCGACCTGTGAGAAATGAAACCACGGATCGTAGAGGAGGTCGATTGTCGCCTCGTAGAACTCGAATCCACCGCTCGCCTTATCCATCGTGACGCCCTCGCAAATCAGCGAGTACGCGGGGAATCCTCCGAACGCGTCGCTGTTCCGCTTGCCGACGAGCGGGAAATGCCGCTGGTACATGGCGTCCATCGGAGTGAACGACGCGTCGTATGTGAGTCGTACGCGGATGGCCGTCTGAGGCACGGAATAACTCTGCCCCATGATGCCGCCCGCGAGCGCGTCGCCGCCGATCTCAGCGGAGACATCCGAGCCGTCCGTAGGCCAACTCGTAGTCCAGCCCGTCCGGTAGAGCGTGGTGGTACGCGAACGCGACGAGTACGAGACGCGCGTCGGTAGGACGGAATCGTTCGTTTCAGGGTCCAGCGTGTACAGCGTGGAGTATGTCGCCGTGGCGACCAGGACTCCACGCGGTCCCGTCGTAACCTGTAGCGAACGACAGCGCGCGAACTGCTCGAATGTGATTCCGGCGGGAATCGTCCCCGTGTAGTAGGGCTGGTTCTGGACGGGTAGATGCCCTTCCTCTTGCAGTTTGGAGACATCGGTATTCGGGTTCACATACTGCCCGTCGTTGCGTACGCAGGTGATTTCCACGGTCACGGTCTGTGGACCGCCAGTCTCGCTGTTGGAAACGACGATCCGCGTTTCCTTCGAGGTGAACAGAGTTCCGGTCATAGCAGAGCGTCCTTCAGTTGCGAAAACAGTTTGAACCACCCAGCGACGCCGATGGCGTCTGTAAGCGCCGGACCTTGCCCGCTGAGGCGTTCCTGTTGCCTGAGTTTCGCCATCTCCATCTCAATATCCTTCGCCTCGCGCTCCCCGGCGATGGAGAGCCGCCCCTGTAGTTGGCTCATCTGAATGGACTCGCCGCCGAGCGATGCGCCGATGAACCCGGCGATTTCCTGCCATCCGAGTTTCAGCGTCATCATTTCGGTATCGGTCTGGCGCCCGCGCTCGCCCGTTCCCCTTAGCCCCGTCCAGAATGCTTGCCAGAAACCGCCCTGTTGCGCCGCCGCCGCTACCTGTTCCATCTCCGCGAGACGCTTCAGGATCACGCTGTTCGCCGCCATCGTCTGTTGGCCCGTCTGGACGAACTGTTCGAGCGCCTTGCTCGCGCCCGCGCTCGCCGCCGCCATCCGCGAGAAATAGGTTTCCGCCGCGAGCCCCGGAGCCGCCAAGCCCAGACCGAGCGCGCCCGCGCCCATGCCAGCCGCTCCGAACTTGGCGAATCCACCGAGCATACCGACGGGCGCGCCGAGCCCTACCTGTGACGCGAACGGGGATAGCCCGCTCTGGAGTTGCGAAATGCGCGCGGCGCTATCCGCTATCTGTCGTTCCGCCCTCCGCATGGACGGCGCGACATCGGCGGTATTCACTTTGAGGTCTACATTGACCGTCGGTAGTGCGCTCATGCGGCCCGCCTCGCGTCCTTGACGCCTTCCCTAATCGCGTGGAGTACCAGCGTCGGCGCGAGGTTCCGGCCTACCTGAGCGCCACGGTAGAGGTAGTGGACGGCGTACATGGTGAGATAGCGCCCCTTATGGCCTCGAAGCCCGCGCCGCCATCCCTTTCCGGGCGCCGTGCTTGAGCCTTCCGATAGCGTCACCTTGCGTTCGCGCGTCCCCTGAGTGATTACCTTCCCATACAACTTTCGCGTGTATGTGATGATCCGTTCCTTGCCGGACTGGACGCGGTAGTTCCTCGCGAGCGCCTCCGCGCGGACCGTCGTTCCCGATTTCCCCTTCGGCCACGCGTGCCACCCCACTTCGAAGAAATGGGATTTCCAGCCGACGAACGGACTCTTTCGACCTAGCCGCTGTTCGGGGCGCGTGTTCTTCACGCGTTCCGCCTTTACGCCGACAGCCGCCCATACCGCGCGCTTGTACGCGCGAACCTTATAGGTGAGTTGGCGACGCGTCCGCTTCGAGTTCGGATGAGTGAACCTACGCGCGGCGTTGCGTACCGTCTTGCCCCAACCTCTCATGGCGTCGCGGGCGATGCGCTTGCGTACCTTCGGGTCCACTTCCCGCAGATAGCGTTCCACGCGACGGAGGCTCTTCGGGTCCACCTGCGCTTGGAAATACCCCGAGCCCCGACGCGCGCTTTGCGGCGGCATCCTCAATGCGCGCGCGGACCGCCGACCAGTCTGGGATATCAAGTTGAACATTCAGTAACCAAACGGGGATCGAATCGAGTTCCGTCCTCATGTAGTTCAAGGCACAGCGCAGGACGGTTCGCTGTGCCTCACCTAGTCCCGCCCTTCGCCGTAGAGTTTCTCCGCCTCGTCCGCGATGGCGTTCACGATTCCGGCGGGAGCCGCGAGCGCCGCGTCCATCGACTCGAACAGCCGTTCCCCGGCGGCGTCGAGCGCGTGGGTCGCGACGAGCCAGACGCGTACGCGGCTGGGTTCGCGCGCGGCGATGTCTAGGGCTTCGATGAGGTCGAGCGCCGACGGACGGCGCAACAGCATCGCCTCACCCATGATCGTGACGCGCTTCGGTTCGTTTCTCAACAGTTCGCGGATACCGCTCATGTGATCGTTATATCTCCCGTGAATGTGAAAGCCGCTGACACGCGGACGAGTTCCCGCGCGGACCCCGAAATCTGCCAGCGCGTCAACAGCGCGTCACCCTCGTACCGCGATGTCTGGGCTCCGTCCGCCAGGTCGAGCCGTATACCCATGACGCTACCGTCGGTCATGTCGCGGAGCGCGTCGTGCCGCGAGTTCGCAAGGTCGATGAACAGGGTGAGTTCCACCGAGCCCCTGAGCGGTCCCGGCGTGAACTCGTAGTATTCCTTCCCCCATTCGGTGAAATCCACCGGGTCGAGGGTGAGGGAAACGGACGCGTTGCCGACATCCGCGACCGTGTACCACGAACCGCCGCTTTCGACGCTGAATGAAACGATGTCCGATCCGCGTGGCATTAGGCGATGGTGAGGATTGTGGCCGTTGCAACCGGGGTCGTGAACTGGAGTTGCACGGACGCGCGTACGAGCGACCCTGCCTGAGCCGTGACCTCGAATCCGGTCACGAACGCGTTGCCGCTGTAGGACTGCCCGCTCGCCATCGTGATCGTGCAAGCCTGAGCCGCGTCGGCGTTGTTGACATTCGACTCCAGTTCAATATGGCCTGTACTCGCCTGATCGTAGTAGATGTCGAGCGATGCGGTCGCGCCGCCTACTCCGGCGACGAAAGACTGGGACTTCGCACCGATGCTGGTGGATTCGAGCGGTGGACGCGAGAGCGACACGCTCGCCGTGCCGCAATCACTCACCGTTACGGACTTGAAAGCGAAACTGGACAGCGAGGAATTGAGCGCCATTTAGTCACCTGTAGTAGACATCGAATCGGAACATGAGTTGCGCGGGCTGGGCCTCGTCGCCGTCCGCTACCACGGGGCTCTCCAACTGGCGCCCCTGTAGAACGACGGCACGGAATACGATGGAGTTGAATGTCCCCGTGCGGATGGCGCCGCGTATCGCCGTCTCGTACGACAGCGCGTCCTCGCTGGTATTCGCGATGACCCTCAGTTCGACGGTCGCGCTCTGCAACGGATCACTGTTCGTCGCGATGGACTCGTACTGTGTCTGGTCGAGTTCGAATGTGATCGCGGGTAGCGCGCTGGACTGGAGCCTGTATCCGTGGGTGATCCGATCATCGGGAACGGTGAGGGGTCCGTACCCGGTCAACATAGTCCGCACGGCGCTTTCGATGCTCATCCATCCACCTCCGTGCATTCGATCACGGCGGTACGGTCGCCCTCGTCCAGGTTCCGAACGGCGTTCACGCGTAACAGGCGCCCGCGAACCGATACGCGGTCGATTTCGGAGAGGGCGAGATTGACCACCGATCTCCACCACGCGCGAAGTTCGACAGTGCGGACTACGGCGACGCCATCGGCGTAGCCCTGTTCTCCCGCGCTCTGTTCGTCGATGCGACAGCGGAAGGTTCCCGCCGCCGTCCACGAATCCGCGCGGAGCCCGAGCGAGTCCTTCGAGCCCGTCGGACGGAGGATCGTCGCGGTATGGCGGAACAGGCCGGGAGTAGCGCCGCTACTCATCGGATTCGGCTCCCGGTCGTGTACCAGTCCAGGATGAACTCCACCGACAGCGGGACCGTCTGGAGCGCGATAGGCTGGCTCGCTTCGGGGTTGTTGTACCACGCGCCTACGAGCGCGACGATGCACCGTTCGAGCGGCGCGGGGATCGCGTCGTACCCGGTTCGGTAGGTGACGAGCGCGGAGGTATGTTCGTCCATCTCCGGCTCTTCGATGAATCGGAGAACGGGCATCGCGTCCGTCTGGTCGAGGTAGTAGTCGGCGGATGGCATCGTCACCGTCGAGCCGGACGCCGTGTAGGTGATCGAATCAATGGACTGGACGGGAGCCATCGGAAGTACGGTCGGCTCCCACGCGGAGAGCCGCGCGGTTTCGGTGAACGGATAGAGCCGTGACTGGGTGCGCCGTTCGATCAGCGCGACGGCGGCGTCGCGGAGCCCGGCAAGCACGAAATCATCATCGACATAGTCGATCTTGAGTTCGGCTTTGAGTTGAGCGAGCGGAAGCATGGAAAGGGGACGCGCGCGTCTCCGCGCGCGCCCCCCGTAGGGGGAGATGCGATGTCAGACAATCATCTTCGCGAACGCGTCCTGCAGCAGGATTCGCGAGTCCCAGCGCGTGTACAGGTAGAGCGTCTGCTTGCCCGTGGACGCCGCCGAATACGGATCAACCATCACGGTCACGCCCGTACGGTCGAAGACTCCGAAGTACTCGAAGTTCCCGAAGACGCCGATCACAGCGCCGTTCGTGGTGTTGTTCGCCGCGCCCAGATACTGGTTCACCCAGTACGGGAATCCGTAGATCGTTCCGGGCGCGCCCTGGGCGACATTGCCGACGGCTGTGTTCGCTTGCCACACATAGTCGCCCGTTGCTCCAAGCGTCTTCAACTTGCGAATCGCCGCGAGCATGGAATCGCTGAACATATAGCCACAGCGGTTGCTCGCGCGGTACTGGGGCGCGACGGCGTGGGCAAGGCTGATGAGCATATCGCCCGTTCCATCCGTCGCGAAATCGTTACCAGCGCCGCCAGCGCCGACATCGACGCCCGTGGCGCTGATCTGCCCGAGTCCCTGCGGCTGGTTCGAACCCGTACCCGTGGTCATGTACTGTTCCTGCGAGAGCGCCATCGAAAGGGCGCAACGGTCCGCGACCCAGTTCATGGCGTTGCCCACGCCGTCGCGCCCGATGGCGTCCTCGACGAACTCCGTGGAGACGGTTACGGCGGTGACGAACTTGTACGGGTTGACCGAAACGCTGGTCGTGGTCGGATCGGTCGCGATGATCGATCCGCCTTCCGCGACGAGCGAGGTGGTCGGAAGCGAACCATCCACGATGAGCGTCCGCTTGCTGTCAATGCTCATTACATTCGCGACCTGTCGGACAACGCTGGCCTGTTCCAACTTCGCGATGATGCGGCGCTCCATGTCGGTAGGAACGCCCGCATGGGTGGTATCCATGTTCGCGCCGCCGATGCCGAGCGAGCGCATCGCCGCCATGTCTCCGGCGACGAGCGCGCGGAGCCACTTCGCGTTCGTGGAGTCGGACGGCGAAACGGCGCCAGCCGTCGTACGGATCATCGGCTGGGATTCCAGCGCCTCGACGCGCGCCGCCAGCGCGCGATTCTGCGCGATGATCTCAGCGGCGGTAAGGTCCGCGTCCATGCGCGCGATGCGTTGCTTTTCCTCGCCGGAGGTGCGGAACGGATGCTGGAAATCGGCCTGAGTCGCGGAGCCCTCGCGCCGCGAGATTCGCTCCAGTTCCTTACGGTATTCGTGCGTCGTGTTCTGGATTTCGTCGATGATGTCAGACATTTCGGAGCCTTGCGAGTGAAAGCATGAGCCGCGCTCGCGCGGCGTCGTTGACCGCTTCGGAAACGCTCCGAAGCGATGAGTAGGTTTGCGGGTACGCGGCGCGCTTGACCAGCGACGCCTCGACGATGCGGGCGCGCTTCACGATCCGTTCGGACCTGTCGCGGTTCCAAACATCGTCATCGACATGGAATCCGAACGACATCGCGCCCGTGAGGTCGCCGCGCTGGAGCGCCGCGATGATCTCGTCTGCGCGCGCCGTGTTCGGGAGTTTCGCCTCGAACCTCAGTCCGGTCCCGTCGGACTTGAACCCCAGCGTTCCGCTGATCGTGCGCGCGAGCGGGACGGCGCTATCGTCGTGGTTGTAGAGGAGTTCGACATCCCCGCTGATCGAATCACCGAACGCCCCCGGCGCGATGCGCTCGACATACGGACGCGGGTTCGCGTGGTCGGTGATCGGTAGCGATGGCTCGCGGTATACGGCGGCGTACCCGGAGAGCGTCCGTCCGTCGGTCGAGGGGATATCCACCGAGCGCCTAGAAATCATTCGGAGTCCCCGCTTCCATAGAGGTGTCGGCGCCGATGTTGGTGGAGCCGCCGCCCGTGCCGACATTCAGGGCGAGCGTGGGTTCGTCCAGTCCCTCCAAAGGTTCGAGGTCGAGCCGCTCGCGCGCCTCGTTCCGCGTGATCACTCCAGCCTCCACGCCCGTCCTGAGCGCCGCCATCGTCTCCGCGAGTCCGGGGCGCTTCAGGCCATCGACATCGAACGCGACGCTATCGAACGGGCTCGCGAGTTTGGACTGGATTTCACCTACCCACGCGCTGATCCACGGTTGTAGGCAATGATCGACATACTGTCGCCCCGTCCATTCGAGCGAGCCCGACGCGTTGCCAGCCATCGCCTCACCGAGCATGAGCGGCGGAACGCCGTAGATTCGCGCGACATCGTTGATGGAGAACAGGCGCGCCGCCTGTAGGCCCGCATCGTCGAGCGTGGACGAGACGCGCTCGATACGCATACCGTCGCTCAGTACGATCGGACGCCCTGCGTTCGCCGTGCCGCTGTGCCGCGCCTCGTAGTCGTTCGCGAGACGCTGGCGCGCTTCGAGCGGCAACGCGCCGGGATGGATGAGCGCGATTTTCGGGTTGCCGCCGTTCGAGTACGCGGAGAGCGCCATCTGGTCTTGCGCCGCCATGAGTTGCATGGACACGCGGCACAGCGATACGGGAGACTCGCCCCAGAGCCCGGTTAGGTTCGGCGCGCGGAGGTGCAGAATCTGTTCCGCCGGGAGGTCGCCGTACTGTTGCGTCCGGTACACGGGCTCGCCGCTCGACAGGTCGAGGGATACGGAGTCCGTCGCCAACAGGACGAGTTCGAACAGTTCGCCGCCGCGCGTCCTGTTGATGAGCGCGAACGCGTTTCCGAATAGCAGTACTTGCATCGTCGCCGCGCGGCGGAACTCGTACGCGCTCATCCAGCGCGACGGAGAGCGCAACAGCGATTCGGCGGCGCTACTGGTCGAGGTGATTTCGATTCGCGCGATGTCCGACGCGATGAGCGACACCGCGCGGTACACGGGCGCGTACCGGAGCGCGTTCGCCGGACCCACGAACGGGACGGAGCCCGTACCCGCGTACTCAGGTAGCACGGTCGCGCTGTAGGGCTGGTAGAGCCATCGCTTGAGTAGCGAACGAATCACGGCGTAAGTTTCGCGCCGTGCAAGCCAAACTAATACAAGCGAGGAAGATTAGATGAGATTTAGCCCGCTGTTTAGTTCCGTCTCGTAGACGGATGGCTTTGCGCCGCCCCAGCAATGCACCGCGATGATCATGGCTACGAGCGGGTCCAGCACCGTAGCCGGACGGCTCTTCACGGGCCGAATGTTGCCGTTCCGATCCACCTGAGCGAGCGCGTCGGCGCACGAACGGCGCATGATCGGATCGTCTCCGATCACAAGTTTTCCGCCCGCCCAGAGATTCTGTAGCAGTTGGCAACCCGGGCCGAATGTGGAAATACCCATGTTGTAAGAGGTCATGGGTATCTGATCCTGTTGCTGGATGCTCTGGACGAGATAGGGGGAGCCCCACGCGTCGTACCCCACGGCGCGAATCTCGTAGGCGTCGCGTATCTCCACCAGCCTCGCGCGCACCGCGTCGTAGTTCACTTCCGCGCCGGGGGTGAGTGTTAGGCGCCCTTCTTGCGCCCATGTCCGAATCGGCATCCGGTAGTCGAGTTCGCGCTGTGCGACATTCTCGCTAGGCCAGAAGTAATGCCCACGGATGGCGACGCGTCCATCGTCGAGCGGCACGGCGAGTACCAGAGCGGTGAGGTCGAGGCTCTTAGATAGGTCGAGCCCCAGCCATGCGGGTCGCCCGCGTAGAGCGTCCCAGTCGATGTCGGCGCCTCCCGGCCACGCGTTCATGTCGAGCCATCCGCCACGGTTCTCGTCGGCGCGCGCGAGGTAGTAGCGGTTGAACTGGGCGCGCCCGGCGGCGCTCCGTTTCAGGCGCGCATACTGGCGGCGCACGGACTCCATGTCCGGCTGGCCGTACGAGATTCCGGGCGACGCCTTTACCCAACACTCCTCATCGTCGGCGCTGTCCGTCTGGTCCGCGCCGTAGAGCGCGGCGAACAAACCATCGTCCTCCGTGTCTCCCGATAGCACCGCCTGGGCGAGTTTCACCTGTTCCGCGTACCAGTTGTCGGGGTTCGAGCCCGGCGTACTGATCACGACGCCGAGCATATCGCGGCGCTTGCCGAGAGTAGAGGTGAACTTCTCAATGTGGCGCCCCTTGAACTCCGCCGCCTCGTCCGCGATCCAGAGCGACGGCGTAAGCCCGTCAAGACTGGATTCCTTCGCTGGTACGGCGGTCATAACGCTATCCCGCCCCTTATCCTCTACGCGGTCCCACAGGATGTCCACGCCGTCCGGCTTCAACTGGCGCGCCATCGTGCGCGCGGTGTCCAGACAGATAGTGGCCTGTCGTTCGTTGTTCGCGACGATATGGACGCGACGCCCCGCGCCGTCGAACAGGTCGAACAACCCGAGCCCGGCCATGAGCGTTGTCTTACCGTTGCCGCGCGCGACCTGTAGGATTCCCGTATCCGTGCGCCTACGCCCGTCGGCTCGACGCCAGCAATAGAGGTTCGCGAGTACCCATACCTGCCACGGGTTCAACTCGAATCGCCTACCGCTCGCCTCCCCGGTAAGGGGAAGCGCGGCGAAATGCCCGCGGATGCGGTCCGCGAGCGCCCAGTCCATCGCGATATCGGTACGGTCGAGGTCCGCGAGATAACGGCGCGCGGCGGCGTATATCCATCGCCCCGCTGGTACGCGCCCTTCCTCGACTCCGCGCGCATACAGATTTGCGACGGTTTCTGAATCGGCTTTTTCGTGCGTGTTCGTGTCGGAATCTTGCATGATCGCGTGAAATGGCGTCTGTCAATTTTTCCTGATTGCGGGAGGACACCACCGCCCTAAGCGCATAGCGGACCTACCCCCCCCTATCGGGCGTCTCTGGAGTCATATTTATGCATATTTCTGTGGCATGGTATGCATAGCGTCATAAGGTTCGCCGCATCAAGTGTTTGGGACGGCGAAACGCATCGCGGAACGACATGATGGACTTCCTCACCGGGCGCGCCACAGACAGCGCACAATGGGTTTGCCCTGAGGTGTCTATTCCGTAGGTTCGTCCACGCTTGACCGCTCAGGCGATGAGGCTTCCTCAACTGGCGCGCGTGTCCCGGTCGATGCTTGAACGGCTCCATGCATAAGGCTCGCGAACTCAGGTAGACGGGCGGCTTGTATCACGATGAGCCATTCGCGCCTGTTCGAGCGCATGAGAACGGCTGGGACACGGTTCGAGCGCGAAGCGTCACGGATGGCCTGAGCCATGAACGCGTACGGCTCCAGCCGTTCCCGTAGTTTCACCTCCCACAGTACGCCGTCCTGCGTATCTAGGTCCGCAAGCCCGCTCGCGCCTGAATGCTGGGCGGATCGGGTCGCGGGGATACCAAGTTGGCGAAGCAACAACGCCGCTTCGAGTTCGCCTCGCTTCCCCTTCGCTCTACTGTTCATTCGTCCTCCGTCGCCGGGGGAGCCCCTGAGGGGCTCGACCCCGGCTGTGGGGAGGATTCAAGCGCGACGCGTATTGCGTCGGCGTAGGACTCTATGAGGTTCGCCTGTCGGCGTATGAGTTCCTGTTGGGATAGTACACGCTCGAACAGGCGTACGAGCGCCAACTCATAGCGTCGGTTGCTACGCCTCAACTGTGCGATGAGTTCGGCGTGTTCGCTATGCATCGGCCTCTAACTGGAAATCGGGCGCCGCCGGGGGCGGATGCTCCCCCGGCGACTCCCGACGCGTAAGAAAGTCCTCTAAGCGAGCGATGAGCGCGGCTCTCATCCCGGCGATTTCCGCCCATTTCATCGCCCGTTCATCCGCGTCGCACCTAGCCGCGATCGTGGCCCGTCTTACGGCGTTCGCCAAATCTTTCTGCGCTTTCTGTGCCTCGCGGCGAAGCGTTCGCTCCCGGATGCGAAACGCCTTGCGCTCGCTCTGGATGATGGCGTTGAGCCTCGCGATTTCATCCCTCGCGGCTCTGGCGATTATCCGTGCGTTGTCGTTGGAACAGACATCGGCGTACCAGTCGATGCGTTCAATCGGGCTCTGTGTAACCGTCTTAGCGTGTTGAAACATGATTCCCCCTAAGCCACAATATCAATATTCCCGTTGCATCGCTTCACTTCGGCGCGGAGCGCGGCCACCAGGTCGAGGTATCCCCGCTCAGCGCGCCATGCCGCTTGCTTTCGGATGCTCTCAACTAGGTCGTAAGCTTTCGAGCCGATCATCGGCTGGATCCTGTAGACGGAGACATCCACGCCGTCGGCGGCGTCGATGCACAGAATCCACCATTGCACCGTACCGACGCGGATACCCCAGTCCGCGTAGACGCGCTTGCAGTTCTCGCGGTGATCCTCCGGCAACGCCTCGAATCGCTCGCGCAACTGTTGTTCGGATTCCTGAGGCTTTACAGGCGTTCCATAGGCGGCGCGGGCGCGCTCAGGCGCGACCGCAGTCCGCCGCCGCCATGCATCGCGGTATCTCGCGTCGAACTTGTCGACGAAGAACCCGCGATACGGAACAGCCGTTCGGTAGTCCTCCAGCGTTTCAAGCGCGATCTCGTAGTCGTACTCCGCGGATAGCGCGTTCAGCGCGGCAATGGCTTTCGCTGGCAACTGGATGCCAGCGAACAGTTCACGCCGTCGAGCGTGGAACAACTCCCGTTGCAGTTCGTCCATGAGTACCTCCCGTGTCGCGTGGCTTGGACTGCCCGTGGTTTACGCTACACAGACAGTCGCTTTCGCGTTGCGTCGCGACAGCAGGTAGCGTACCCGGGCTGTCAAGCCCGCGCAAGGGGGGGGTATGGGGGGGGGGATTCACGATTTCGTTTCCCGAAAAACGACAACGCCCCCTTTCGGGGGCGCGTCGCGGCGAATGGGGTTCAGTAGACATCGACGATCATCGGGCGCCCGAGCCGACACTTGTGGGCGGGAATCTCGTA